CCCACCTGGCTGGCCTATCTGAATGGAATGGAGGTACAGAACCATGGCTGACATCATGAACACCATCGAACGCGGAATCGTAGCGGCTGAGCGGGCCAAAGCGACACTTGAGTGTCTTTTAGACCATCTGTCGACTGTAAAAGCCCATTCGACGCTTGCGTATTTAGCTTTCGACCAGATTTTCACGTGCCTTAAGTGCCTGGAAAGCGCACTGGATGAATTTGAAGCGCCGCACTCTCCTGACGTCGCGGCCATAATTCAGATGCTGGATTCCATCGACAACGAGCGGGATATAAAAATGGTCTTTCAATTCGTGCAGGCACTTACAAGGGACAACGCGGACAAGGAAGTGAACGAAAGTACATGAAGGTGAAAGTGAGGCAATTGCCTAGAATCTGCAAAAATTGTTTCTTTTCAGCCTGGGGAGGAAACGGGATTATATGGTGCTCACTTTATGAAGAACACAGCGACGATTCCGATACCTGCGACTATTTTAAGCACAAACAGCGGAGGTATACCAATGGCAGAGCGTAGAATGTTCGCAAAAACCATCATTGACAGCGACGCTTTTCTTGAAATGCCGGCAACGGCACAGATGCTGTATTTCCATTTGGCTATGCGGGCGGATGATGATGGCTTTATCAATAATCCCAAGCGGATCATGCGGATGATTGGCAGCGGCGAGGACGATTTAAAGCTGCTAATCCTCAAGAAATTCATTATCCCGTTTGAAAGCGGCGTTGTCGTTATCAAGCACTGGAAAATTCACAACTATATTCGCAAAGATACATACAACGAGACAAAGTACAAACAGGAAAAAGCTACGCTTGAATTAGACGAAAACAGCGCATATACACAGTCTTTTTTGTGCTCGTCACGAACGTGTGACACTTCCGTGGACGGCTCGTTGACACAGGATAGGATAGGTAAGGATAGGATAGGTAAGGTTAGTATAGAGGTATCTAACGATACCTTGTCACCTTGCGATGACTCCCCCGCCCCCCTGGATTACAAATCCATTGTGGAAACCTTCAATAGCACATGCCGCTCCTTGCCGAAAGTCCGGAATATAACCGAGCAGAGAAAGAAGGCCATCAAAAGAACGGCTAAACAGATAGAGGAAGCTGGGGGATTCCCTGCTTTATTCGAGAAAGTGGAAGCGTCCGACTTCCTGTCTGGCCGGAATGGCGGTTGGACTGGCTGCGGGTTTGACTGGATTCTAAAGCCAGCCAATCTCACAAAAATTCTTGAGGGGAACTACGATAATAGGGCCGGGGCCTCTCCCCCGGACTACACCGACCCAGACAGATACAAAAATACCGGATGGGGGGAATACGTTTGAACGCCTATACTGTTGAGAGCGAAACCGAGCGTTGCCCGTTCTGCGGGAAACCGATTGTATACGGTCATACCGAGCTGATGGGCGTTTATTATAGTCAGCCTCTTGAATGCCCTTGCGTGACTGAGAAAAAGGCCATGGAGCGGGCGGCTCGTATCGCAGAAGGGCGAGAAATCGTCCGGAATAACATGAGGGAATATTCCGGACTGAGCAAGCGGGCCGTCCGGCAGAGATTCCGCAATTTCAAGCCGGACGACGGGCAAAAGGAAGCGTTTGAAGCTGCACGGCGTTTCGCCAAGGAGTACATAGAAGGCAAGAATACCGGCACGGGTCTTCTTTTCATCGGCGGCGTTGGGAGCGGGAAAAGCCACATAGCGGCGGCCGTGATAAACGCCATTTTAGACTATATACCGATACCCGACGATGTGGCAGACGGTGCCGATGGTAGAACCGCCATCTATACAGGCGTTCGCTTCGTCGGAACCGTCAAGCTGCTGGAGCAACTCAGGGCATCCTACAACGATTCCGAAAGCGCGCAGGATATTATCCGCCGGTATCAGGAATCCAGGCTTCTTGTGTTGGATGACCTGGGAGCCGAAAAGCCGTCAGATTGGGCGCGGGAACGCCTGTTCGACATCATTGATTCCCGGTATAATCAATGCCTCCCCATCATCATCACAACAAACGAAGATGTACAAGGGCTACGCCAAAAGCTGGGGGATCGCATTTGTGACCGGATTCGTTCCATGTGCGCTACCCATACCGTCATAACCCGGAGCCATCGAAACACGGCGGATAATAGGCAGCCGGAGGTAGAGAGCGGGACGGATTTTGAAGAACCGCCGGTAATTCCACCCAAAGAAAAATCCGTATATGAACGGATGCGGGAGTAAACACCAACGGCTTATTGAAGGGAGAACAAAATGTTAAACGCTTTGATTGACTGCCTTTGTCTGCTGGGCTGCGTCGTGTGTATAGGGCTTAGCATGGTCATTATCGCGGCGGTCATTAAGTCTCTAAGGAAGTGAGCGCTATGCCCGATAAGAAAGATTTAAAGCTAGACCAATACGGTATTGGCAAGTACACATACCGGGAATTACATAATTTCTGCCTGCAATACCCGGAGAAAAAACGCCGGCTGAGAGAACTGGAAAATCCATATAGCGGCCCCAAATGGACGGGGCTACCATCTGGCGGAGTTACAGGAGACCCGACAGGCAGAAACGCCGAGAGAGCAGCGGCAGCATCTGCCGATATCGACCTGATAGAGCGAACGGCCTCCAAGGTGGCCGGGAAAGACGCACTTTGGCTGATAAAGAACGTGACACAGGGTATTGCTTGGGAGTATATGCCGGTAAGCTGCGGGAGGCGGAAGTTTTACGACATGCGGCGAATGTTTTTTTATTTCCTCGCCAAATCAAAAGGCTATGTGTAGGGTAACACAGAGGACCTATATTCATGGTACACTATTACTAGTGAGAGAGCGCCTCGAGAGATCGGGGTGCTTTTCTTATTACCTGGAGGAGGTGGCGTGGATGAAACTGACGGAAAAGCAACGCGCATGGATCGACTACTACAAACAGGGACACAGCGCCGCCGAAGCTGCGCGTCTGGCGGGGTATCGCGGGAACAATCACGACGTCATAGGGGCGCAGAACTTAGCAAAGCTTAGTAAATTCATAACCGACCGCGACGCTGTTCTCGACGCCTCCCGCATTGCCGACATGGAAGAAATCAACGCGTTTTGGACGGATACTATGCGGGACGAAGCGGCAGAACGCCGTGACCGTCTCAAGGCTTCGGAACTGCGGGCGCGGAGCCTGGGCGCGTTCATCGACCGGCAGGAAATCACCGTACAGGCGACGGGGTGGTATATCGATGATAACGACGTGCCGGCGACTTAACCCAACGGCGTTCAACGCCTGGGTTTGGCGGAGGCTTGCCGACTATAGCCACCCCCTTGAAGTGTACTATGGCGGGGCCGGCAGCGGGAAAAGCTACGGGGCCGCGCAGAAGGTGCTACTAAAAGCCATGAACGCCCGCCGGAAGGTGCTGGTGATCCGCAAGGTAGGCACGACGCTGCGGGACAGCATATTCCAGCTATTTCTTGACCTGCTGGCCGATGCGGGAATATCAAGCGCGTGTGATGTCAACAAGACGGATATGCGCATAACCCTGCCGAACGGTTCCATGTTTATCTTCAAAGGGCTGGACGACCGGGAGAAAATCAAGAGTATAACGGGTATTACCGACATTGTAGTGGAGGAAGCGACGGAAATCACGGAGGACGACTTCACACAGCTTAGATTGCGACTGCGGCCGCCGGAGCCGAACCCGCAAATATACCTGATGTTTAACCCGGTGAGCAAAGCCAATTGGGTGTACTCGTATTTTTTCCTGACGCCGCCGGCGGACGCCCTGGTGATACAGACCACATACAAGGACAACCGCTTTCTGCCGCCGGAATACTGCGCCACCCTCGAGGACATGCAGCGGCGCAACCCGGCATATTACCGCATTTATGCCCTGGGAGAGTTTGCAACGCTGGATAAGCTGGTGTTCCCCTGCACAACGCGGCGGCTGGTATCGGCGGAGGAATGCACGGGGATGCGGTTTTGGTGTGGCCTGGATTTCGGGTATGTAAATGACCCGTCCGCGCTGGTGTGGGGCTGGTACGATGAGCCGGGCCGGCGGATTTTCATCACAGGCGAATACGTCCGCAAGGGGCTTTTAAACGACGGGATAGCGGACGCTATTAAGGCGCTGGGCCTGTCAAAAGAGATCATTGTCGCGGATTGCGCAGAGCAGAAGAGCATTGCAGAAATCAAGAGGGCGGGCATATCCCGTATTCGCCCGGCAGAAAAAGGCAAGGACAGCGTGGTCAATGGCCTTGCCTGGATGAACCAGCACGAAATCATCGTCGACGAACGATTACAGGCCACGATCGAAGAATTTGACAATTATACGTGGGTAAAGGACAAAAAGACCGGCGAATATATCAACGAACCGATCGACGCCTGGAACCACTGCATTGACGCCGCCCGGTATGGGCTGCAATCCGTCCGCCGGCAGCGGATGAAAACATACCAAAAATCAATTTTGGGGCTGTGAGGTGTGCCACATGATACAGATTGACAGGGGCGCGGAACTGACGCCGGGATTGGTAGGACAAATCATCAACAAGCATAGGTTGACCGACAGGCCGCGCCTTTTGCGGTGCCGGGAGTATTACGACGGGAAACACGACATTTTGAAAAAGGCATATTCGGATCCAACAAAGCCTTGTGCCCGCGTAGTGGTCAACTACCCCTTGGACATCGTGCGCGAGTACGGCGGATACTTGACCGGCTTCCCTATATCCTACAACAGCAAAAACGACATTTCTAGCATCATGGACATCTTGAAATACAACGACGCAAAAAGCCAGGACGCGGCATTTCTGCGGAACGCCCTGATTTATGGGCGGGCCTATGAGCTGTACTATATCGATGAAGACGGGCAGCAGAGGTTTGCACAGCTTGACCCGATCGACAGCATTCCGGTATATAGCAACACCATAGACGGGGATCTTCTGGCGTTTGTCCGGATATATCCAGCGGACACGATCACGGAAGCGGAAAACACACGGTATATTGTGGAGGTGTACGACGCCGACAGCATGACAGAATACAGCTGCGGCGGGGAATTTATCGCATTGACGCAGACCGGCAGGGCGCCGCACCATTACGGGCAAGTCCCTGTGACCGTATTCCAGATAAATGAAGACGGCCGCTCCATTTTTGAACCGGTCGTCGGGCTAGTGGACGCCTATGAAGAACTGCTCTCGGCCGAAATCGATGATTACAGCGCCTTTGTGGATTCCTATCTGGTTGTCACCGGCGTGGACATGGACGTGGAAGATGTGCAGTCCATGCGGGAAAACAGGGTGTTGCAACTACCGTCAGAAAATGCCGGGGCGCAGTATTTGACCAAAAGCCAGCAGGACGCGCAGATACAAAACATGCTGACGGGAATCGAGCAGAAAATCCGGGAAATCAGTCAAAGCCCGAACTTTTCGGATGCTTCTTTCGGCGTGTCGTCTGGGATTGCGCTGCGCTTCCGCCTGCTGGGCTTTGAAAATGCCGCGTCAGATATAGCCGACCGGATGGTCAAGGCCTTGCAGAAGCGCCTAGAGTTGTTGTCGCACGTCTTATCTCTTTCCGGGAGTGACACCGTATGGCGGGACGTGGAAATCGTCATTTCGCGAAATATCCCGAAGGACATGGCGGAGATCGCAAACATGGTTAACCCTCTCCGCGGGTTGGTAAGTGATAAGACGCTGCTATCCCAAATCCCGTTTGTTTCTGACCCGGATGCAGAAATCGAAGCGGTTAAAGAGCAAAACCTTGCCAGCATGGCCGCCTATGGATTTGAACACGAAAACGGCGAAGAGCCGGGAGACGAAGAACAGGAGGACAGCGGGGGTAAAGACTGATGGATTCCGCTACATATTGGGCCGAGCGGGCCGCCATGCAACAGCAGCTTATGGGGGACAAAGCGCTGGAGGACGTAGAGCGCCGTCTTGCGGCCTACTATTCCCAGGCAATCAAGGACATTCAGCGCGACATGGGAGACCTGTATGACAAACTGATTGCCGCCTCCCCTGACGGAAATCCCAGGCCGAACGACCTTTATAATTTCAACCGATATTATGAGCTGCAAGCGCAAATAAACGGCCATCTGCGGCGGCTTGGATACGCGGAGATAGCCTTACAAAACAAGGCTTTTACGCGGCTGTATGAGCAAATACGGGAGTACACAGACGGCATCATACCGGACACCGTCAAAAAGCCAGTTTTCACCGTTTTCGGCGAAAATCGAGCGCAGCAGATTATCCGCAACGCCTGGACGACGGACGGAATTGTCTGGTCTGACCGGATATGGCGGAACAAGGCGGGGTTGCAGAACCTCATCGAACGCGGGCTTGTCGATAGCGTGGTGCGCGGGGAGCCGAAGGGCGCAGCGGTGAAGCGGCTGCGAGAGGCTTTCAACGTCGGGTACTACGAGGCCGACCGGATAGCCCGGACAGAACTGTGTCGCATCCAGAATGAAGGTGCGGCGGATAGCTTTACGGCGGCAGGAATCGAAAAATACCGGGTGTCTATAGCCAAGGATTCCCGCGTCTGCCAGAAGTGCCGGGCGCTTAAAGGAAAAGAGTTCCTGTTGTCGGAACGGAGAACCGGAGTGAACTACCCGCCTATACACCCGAATTGCCGTGACCGCGCGATCGCTGTTGTGGATGTGCCGGATTATGACCCGCCGGGGCTGGAAGTATCGGTAAAATCCATATCATTTTAGTTTATTGCGGGGCGTCCTTGCGGCGCAACGCGAAAATATACAGGGGGCGTCCCAGCGGCGCAACCGAAAGGAGAAATCACCATGGAGGGAAACCTCACAGGGGCCGTCCCAGCGGCGGAACCGACAGAAGCCAAAATCGAAACCACAGAAGGAAAAGACACGTACACCAAGGAGGAAGTGGAGGAACTCCTCCGACAGGAAGCAGATCGCCGCGTCAACGAAGCCATGCGGCGGGCGAAGCGCCAGAAAGAGGCCGCAATCAAGGAAGTCGAAAAGAGAAAAGAGGCCGAGAAACTGGCCGCCATGAGCGCCGAGCAGAAAGCGCAGTATGAACTTGAGCAGCGGGAGCGGGAACTTGCCGAGCGAGAGGAACGCCTCGCCGTCGCCGAGAACACCGCCGAGGCTGTGAAGGTGCTAACGAGTAAAGGCATGTCCGCCGGGCTGGTCGATCTGGTTGTCGCCAGTGACGCCGACACCATGATGGAGCGCATCTCTTTGCTGGATAAGGAGTTTAAGGCATCCGTCAAGGCCGAAGTGGAGAAACGCCTCGCCGGCACCACGCCGCGCCGCAACTTGCCCCCGGATCAGACCATTGACAAAGCTGCGTTCCGCGGTATGTCGCTGATGCAGCAGCAGGAAATCTATAGGAATAACCCGGAACTGTATAAACAGCTCACGGGACAGTAAAGGAGTTTTTGAAAATGGCAACTGCACACGTTTTGTATGAAAACGAAGTCCTGGAGAACAAAATGACAGACTTGGTGAACACCAAGCTGGATTGTCGATCCCTTATGACAATCGATTACAGCCTGACCACGTCCGCCGGCCTGAAAAAGGTAGTGAACAAGTACACCTATGCCGGCAAGGTGGAAAAGCTGGCGAAAGGCGCCAAGAACACCACGCGGGGTAAAGTGACCTTCGTGCCGGTGGAATACGTGGTTGCGCGGTATCAGCAGACCTATGACTACAATGACATGGACGTCATGCAGGATCCTATGGTCTTGGACGTGGCATCCAATGGTGCCGCCACCCTTATGTCCAACGAAATCAAGGACGAGTATTTCACGGAGCTGGCGAAAATCAGCAACTCCTACAACTACGCCAAGGGTGCCAAGCCCAACTATGCCACCATCGTGGACGCGCTGGCGGAGCTTGACCAGGAGGTCGAGGACGGCATGTTCATCCTGATGGGTAATGACGGCCGGGCCACTTTCCGGAAGGATCCGGATTTTATCGCGTCCAAGCAGGGGGAAATCCTGTATACCGGCCAGTTCGGCAGCATCTGCGGCTTGCCGTGCCTGTACAGTAAAAAAGTCCCCGCCGGAACCATATACGTCACCGAAAAGCCGGCAATCAAGTTTTTGGTGAAAAAGGAAGGCAGCATCGAGCAGGATCGGGACATCGAAACCAAGGACAACACCGTTGTCTATGAGCGGCACGGCCTGATCGCCCTGGTGGACGACACGCGCTCCATCATCGTCACCGAAGCGGCGGAGTAAGGGGGAGCCCCATGCTGGACATACTGAAATCCATGTTGGGAGAGCGGGCGGCCAGCTATACGGATGATCAACTGCAGGCACAGGCTGATATTGCGGCGGAGGAAGTAAGAGCATACCTCCGCCGCGATACCATACCGGAATGCTTGAAAACGGCCGTCTTGCGCGTAGCCGTGTTGAACATCAACCGGACGGGCAGCGAAGGGCTGTCAGCCCAAGGGTACAGCGCAACATCGGAAACGTACATCAACGACTATCCGGCCGACCTTCGCCGCCGGTTGGATCCATATCGAAAAATCAAAATTCTGTAGGAGGTGGTCGCATGGTAGAAGCGAACATGCAGGCGTATCCGCTGTATAAGCTGACAGGCCCGGACGCCTACGGAGACTATGCCATGGAGCCGGACGGTACGGCGCGGATTAGTGTGTCGCTATACACCCAGAACAACACGGAAAACGTGCTGTACAAGGACGCGAAGTATATCGGCCTGACCTGGGATGCCAGAATCACAGACAGCAATATTGTGGACTTCGGCGGCGAACTGCTGAAAGTGAAACTTGTGAATCCGTTCGGCCGGCTGTGTCAATTGGTACTAGGGGAATATGCGCATGGTACTGGGAAAGGAAAAGCTGAACAGGAAGCTTGACGCTCTGGCGCAGAATCGCGGGCTGTGCCGCGGCATTGCGAAAGCCTGTCTTATCGTGGAAGCCACGGCCGTAGAAAATTGCCCGGTGAACGACGGGCAATTGAAAGGATCTATCACCGCCATCCCGCCGAAAGAGACGGACGCAAACCCCGTCGGAATCGTTGGCACAAACCTGAAATATGCCCCATACGTGGAGTTGGGGACTGGACTATTCGCGGCCAACGGGGACGGCAGGAAGGACGGGCCTTGGAGGTACCAGGACGAAGAAGGAAATTGGCATACCACCAGCGGGCAGCACCCGCAACCGTTTTTAGGCCCAGCGCTGCGGGAGAACGCCGACAAAGTGAAGCGGTGCATAGCCGCGGAGTACCGAAAGGAGGTAAGCGGAAATGGTTGATTTTGTGCCGGAACTGCATGCGCTGCTGGACGGTATAGCGCCGGTATACCCGGCCGACGTAAAGACCAGCACCGCCGCCATTCCGTGCATTACCTGGGAGATTGCAGACGATTCCGACAACATGGTTGGGCGGACGCTGCAATATTCCAGGCTGTCCGTCCGCTTGAGGGTTTGGGCAGACAGCAAGGCCGACCTGTTCCGCCTATCCGACGCCGTGGACGAAACCATGAAGCGCGGGGGTTGGCGGCGGGAAAACTGCGGCGGAGACCTACATGCGGGCGGACGTTCCTGCCGTGTCATGACCTTCGGGGCGACGGGGCGGGAAACAAAAAAATTGAAGGAGAGTTGATAATATGGCTATTTCGAGCGAAGGCATCATCATGAGCCACGGAGCAGAAAACAAGGAGTTTGGAAACCTGCAGGAGATCCCGGAAATCGGTGGCACCCCGGAGAAATTGGACGTGACTGTCCTAAAAGATACCTGCAAGAAGTATATCAACGGCATCAAGGACTATGGCGATCTGGCGTTTAAGTTTTTGTATGACAACGGTTCAGAAACGGCGGATTACAGGGTATTGCGCAAATACGAAGAAAGCGGCGAGACTGTCCAGTTCAAAGTGGAGTTTCCGGACGGGACTGCCTTCGGTTTTAGTGGGCAGGTATCCACGAAGATCGACAGTGCCGGTGTCAATGCCCCCTTGACGTTTACGGCCACCATCGCCCTGTCCACTGACATCACCGTCACCCACCCGGTAGGGTAAGTATAACAAGGGGGAATAAATCATGTTGTATACGACAATCACCGTCGGCGAAAAAGAACTGCGGCTGAGGCTGCGGACACAGGACTGTGTAGCACTGGAGCGGGAGATCGGCAAGAACCCTATTTCTGTGTTCTCTGGAATCGAATCTGGAGACCTGCCCACCATTTCAAACGCAGCGGCCATCCTCCACGCTGCTTTGCAGGCGGCAGAACATGGATATACCAAGCAATCCGTGTATAGCCTGATTGACCAGTGGTTTGAAGAAGGACACACCATTATTGACCTGTACGATGTACTAACGAAGGTCTTTGAGGTGTCGGGCCTCATGCCGAAAGACGCGGGCGCCGTAAAAAACGGGTAAGCGGGGCGGTTGCCCCGCAGCCCTGGACTATGGAAGAGCTGTTTAACGATGCGCTGGAGGCCGCTCTGGATGCCGGGATCGGCGCCCGGGAATTCTGGAAAATGACCTGGGGGGAAATCGTCGCAACGGTGCAAAGTAGGGCGCGGGTGATGGAGGCAGAACGCAAGGAGCGGGCATCCATGGACTACGTCGCGGCGACGTTGACGGGCCGCGCAATTGCAGTGGCATGCTTCGGCGGAGAGTTCCCTGCGCTGCGTGAGGCATACCCCGGATTGTTCCCGGAACTGGAGCAGCCGCATAAACAGGACTGGCGCATTGTGAAAGAGCGCCTTTTAAAATTCGCCGCCGGCAGAAACGGAAGGAGGCGGGAAAATGACAGCTGAGGAATTGCAAGTAATCATTACCGCCAAAACCGAAGGGCTACGTCGGGAAATGGACGGGGTAAAAAAGCGGATGGACGCCATGGAAAAGCAATCCAATGGCGTACAGTCGAAAATGTCGTCCATGTTCAGCGGGATAAAAAAGGCCATGGTCGCCGCCGGGCTGGCCGTTGGAATCCAGAAAATCACGTCTGAAATCAAAGACCTGACCAAGGAGGCCCTGGGAGTAGACGCGCAGATTGCCAACCTGTCGCGTACAATGGGAACCGGCAAGGCCGCCTTTATGTCATGGGCCAAAACCGGCGCGGCGGCGTTCGGTATCAGTGAGCAGGCCGCGGTGAAGTATGGCAACGCATACAGCAACCTGATTTCTGGGTTTGTATCGGACACGGCCACATCCACCGCCTACACCAAGCAGCTGATTGAGGCATCAGCGGTCATAGCGTCCCGCACGGGCCGGACGATTGAGGATGTCAACGATAGGATCCGTTCCGGTCTTCTTGGCAGCACGGAGGCCATCGAGGACTTGGGGATCAATGTCAACGTGGCGCTGTTGGAGACGACAGACGCCTTCCAGCGGCTGGCAAACGGGAGAAGCTGGGAAAAGCTGACGTTTCAAGAACAGCAGCAAGTGCGCCTGTTCGCCATCATGGAACAGTCGTCGAAGAAATTCGGGTCGACGCTGGCCGGCGGGGGCGCGACATCCCTTATGATGCTGCGCGCCCAGCTGGAGAACCTAAAACTAGAGTTTGGGCGGGCGTTCGCACCGCTGGCGGAAACCGTTATTCCTGCCGTGACCAATTTTGTAAAGGTGATCGCGGAAGGTGTCCGCTGGGTAAGCCAGTTTTTTGCCGCCCTGCGCGGGGGCACACAGAGCACGGAATCAAGCCTGGAACAGGCCGCCGGCGGGGCGCAGTCTACCGCCGCCGGCCTGAAAGGCGCCACGGATGCGGCCAAGGGTTTGAAAAATGCAACTGCCGGGTTTGACGAAATAAATGTACTGAGCAGCGAAACCAACACCGCGGCAGGGGCGGCAACTTCTGGCGGCAGTGCTGCGCCGGCCGCGATCGGAGACTTTGCGGAACCGGACACGTCCGGCGTAAAAAAAGCAGCCGACAAGGTCAAGAGCATTTTCCAGGACGTTGCGGACTACATATCCAAAAAATTCGCGCCGACGTTTTCGTCGTGGGGAAATGCTTTCGGGAAGCTGAAAGAACCGGCGGCCAAGGCGTTTGACGGTATCAAATCCAGCATCAGCAGCCTGTGGAATAAGACCATGGTGCCGTTCGGGGCATACCTTGGAGGAGATTTCTTACCCAATATCGCAAATTCCTTTTCCCAGACGTTCGCCCCGATTTTCGGCGACGTCATGCCGGTGCTGTTCGGCGAGTTTCAGAAAGATTTTGCTTTTGCATGCGGAGAAATCGACCGGGTAGCCAAGGACATCCTGCAACCCTGTTTTGAGCATGTCAAGACCGTGGCCACGGACATATTCAGCAGCATCAAAACGTCGTGGGATGAGCACGGGAATGGAATTTTATCCGGGTTTGAGAAATTCAAGGAAAGCACCCGGAAAATATGGGATTCCGTTTACGGGAACGTCTTAAAGCCGGTATTTGATCGGATTTATGACATGGTGACATGGCTGTGGGATAAGCACCTGAAACCGTTGTGGGACAATCTGGCGGACTTTTTCGGGGCGATTTCTGAATTTTGCCTGAACCTTTGGAACAACGTGCTTGCCCCGCTGGTGGATTTTGTTGTCACCCGGCTGGGCCCGCCTATTTCTTACGTGATCGGGACGATCAGCGACGTAATAGGGACGCTGGTCGGTATCGTGACGGATGTTGTCGGCGGTATCATAAAGTCGTTTACCGGCCTGCTGGATTTCTGGAACGGCGTATTTACGGGAAACTGGAAAAAGGCCTGGGACGGAATCAAGAAGTATTTTTCCGGGATTTGGGATTCCATATGGGGCATCGTGAAAGGCGTTGTCAACCTGATAATCGACGGCCTGAATGCCTTGTGGGGCGGAATTTATCAGGCGATCGCGTCCATCATAAACGGGATCGGCTGGGTCGCCGGATTCTTCGGCGATTTGTTCGGCCAGGATTGGAAATTTGAAGTCCCGAAAAATCCGCCAAAGATCCCCAAGCTGGCAACGGGCGGTCTAGCGGTTGGCCCTACGATGGCAATGATAGGCGAAGGGCCAGACAGGGAAGCCGTACTCCCGCTGAACCCAAGTGTTTATGCGGAAATAGCCCGCGGTATCCGGGACGCCGGTGGCCAAACGAACAGCCAGACCGTGGTGCTGCTGCAATCCATATTGGACGCAGTGCTGAATATAGACCCGACAATGGTAATGGACGGTGTAACGCTGGCGAGGACGTCAGACAAATATTTTGAAGCGGAGCACCGCAGAAAAGGCGCGCCGGTTGTGAGGGTTGTGTAATATGGGCGGGAATAACATACTGGCAGTAAACGGCGTGTGGTTGCCAAGCCCTTCCGGGCTGGAGGTCACATATAACGTGCTGGACAAGTACGCTAAGCGATCCATGGACGGGAAACTAAGCCGAAAAATCGCAGCGAAAAAACTGAAATATACGCTGAATTGGCCGTATATGCCAAACAGTGCCGATTTCATACTCCTGTGGGACACATTGGCCAGCCTGCCTGAATACGCCATGTTTACCCTCCCCCACCCAGATGGCACCATGCACACGTTCCAGGGGTATGTCGGGGCGGATTTGGGCGTCACGATGTATTCCTATTGGGATATGGGTCGCGGATGTGAGGCGCGATGGAAAAACCTAAAAGCAACCGTGATTGAAAGGTGATGGGCATGGCCGGTGTGCGTATATCGTTCTCGGTGGTGGATGCCACCGCCAAAACAGAAGCGGCCTATAATTCGGCGTCAGCCCAGCCGTGGGTGGATTATAACACACTGAAGGACGGCCTGGGATTGCCGGGAAACGACGATCCCAGCTTCCCACTGCGACGCTGGGCCACCGGGGAGCCAAACCTGTTTAAGCTGTCGGATTATCGCCTATTTCCCTCCGACGGCGCCCCCGGCTACTGGTCAAGCGTTATGTCCGGGGCGGACGGGACTTTCTCGGCCGCCCCGGTGCTTACGGCCACGATGGAAAATGCCCATAGCAGTATCGGGGTGACAGTCTGCTTTGACCAGACTGCCCACTTGTCTGATTTTAAAGTGGACTGGATAGGCGCGGAAGGCGCGGTTATATCGACCGTAACGGTGTCCGATAACGACCAGCAAGCCGCGTTTGTGGACAATCACGTGGACGGATATTACGGCCTGCGGATCACCGCCATCAAAACAGATGCGCCATACCGCTACGCGAAAATCCAGGAAATCGACTACGGGCAAAACCTTGTGTACGACGATAATTCCCTGGTGGACGCCAAAATCGTGGACGAAGTGGACTTGTCCGGCGCATCCGTCCCGGCCGGGGAGCTGAATTTTGAAGTATTGGATCCAGATGATCGGCTGAACCCGCTGAACCCGGAAGGAATTTATGCGTACATGGCCGAAGGAGTCCCCGTCCACGTGGATTGCATAACGGAATCCGAAACCTTCCCGGCCGGCATATATTATATGACCGCCTGGGAAGGTTCCGGGCTGGGCACCGCCAAAATACAGGCGGTAAACATCGTAGGAACACAGACGGAAAAGACGTATGAATCCAAGTTTTACAGCGCGGTGTCCCCGTGGGATGCCTTGAAGGATATTGCCGCCGTTTTAGGCGTCAGTTCCAGCGCGACAGGGCTGCCGGTAGAGACGCTGAAAGGGTACATCCCTGGCGTACCAGTGCAGGACGCCATCGCCCACATAAGCGTAGCATCCGGCGGGTTTGCCAGGGTGACGCGCTGGGGCGACCTGGAGATTGTGCAGGCGTCTGGAGACCCCCTAGTGATCGCCGAGGAGGACGTGCTTGGAGATCCAATCGTAACCCAGCTGAAACAGCCGGACAGCTTTGAGGTGGAGGTAAACGCTTACACCATCAGCAGCACTGGCTATATGACAGGCATAAATTTTGATGCCTTGCTTGGCTACCCGGTGGACGCGGAGTTTACGCAATCCTTGGCGTTTGTGGATTCCGCCGGGCAGCCGGTGATGATTGCCGACGCGGCGCCGGTATCTACCCAAAACGTGATTGATTATCGGGTGTGTGCGGATCGCGTGGATATAACCCGCACGTATAAGGCGGGGTCTGTAAGTTACCGGGACAAGCAAGTGACAGTAGGGGCGCCGCAGGTGGTCACGGTGCGGGGTGCTGGGGCGCAAACCGTCAGCATCAAGTCTATCCCATTTATTACGCAGTCCAACTATCAGGCGGTATTGTCGGCCATGCAAGCCTATTACGGTCTGCGTCGCAAAATCACATTGACAACCCCGTTGGTTTACGACCTGACATGCGGCGCCCGCGTGTCCGTACCGACCGCATACGGGCGGGTGGTTGGGATTGTCACCAGGATAGACATAGACCTATCCGGTGGACTTTTGGCGGATGTGGAGGTGCTGGCCTGATGGACATTAAAACCGACTGGACGCCGGACGATTATTACAATATCCACGACGACCTGACCAGGACAGAGGGGAATATCCACGAAATCGCCGCTGTCCTTTCCGCAGCCGGCCGCCCGGCGACCTTGGACGAAAAACTGAATTGGACTATGCAGGACTTTCCGACGGATGAGGAAATGAACCGGATTGTAGGGAACATAAACGCCTTGCGAACGGCCATGAACGCCCCGGAGCTACCGGAGCCGCAGCTGTTTTACAGCGAGGAATACGTGACCGCCGATAGAATCAACGACCTGGAATCGTGCATACAGCGGGCATATTGGACATCGGTGCACACGCCGCCTGTCCAGGAAAGTGGTGGGAAGCTGCTGGCCGATTCCGCGGCGGCCGTGATCCTTTGCGTGGATACCGGTTTCAAGGCGGCGTATCCAAGTGCCTACACGGGCCAGCAAATAGATGCATTTATCGCGCAGATGAAGGAGTGGAACGATGGACAGTTATAACCTGACGCATACCGGCGCAGAACTGGACAGCGCCGTAGGGCGGGCGCTGGAGGGATTTGCAGCCGCAGACGCCGCCACAAAAGCCGCCAACGATGCGGCAAAATTGGCGGAGGACACCGCCGCCGAGGTGCAAAAGAAATTGGACAACGGCGAGTTTATAGGCCCGATAGGAAAAAGCGGCGTATACGTGGGAAGCGGCGAGATGCCGGAGGGGTACACCGTCCAGGTGGATCCCACCGGGGATATGCTGTGCTATACCGCCGGGGAGAGTGACGACCGATACGCCAATGTGCTGACCGGCACGGCTTCGGGGCCGGTGGCCGCGCTGGAGGACG